TGGCGTTTATTCTTAAACCACAAATCGTTGGACCAACCCCAACACCCACTCCAACGCCAACACCTACCCCTACTCCTACACCGACTCCTACGCCTACCCCAACACCGACACCGACACCGACTCCAACACCTACTCCTACACCTACACCAACTCCTACTCCTACGCCTACCCCAACGCCCACACCTACAGCCACTACTTGGTATTGCTCAGTAACGGATTTTGGTGGAAGCCAATATCGCTACACATCATTTACGAATGATTCAGTTACCACGCCTTGTGTACACGCTATTTCGTGCTCAACAGGTGGATATCCTGCCTATCCAGCAGACCCAGGATGCTAGGAGAGTAAATGTCTGATGTAAGACCTTGGGATATGTTCACTGATATGCCTAGGGTTACAGAAGAAGAAGCAACCCGCAGAATATCTTTATGTAATAGTTGTCCTGAATTAGGATTACTTCGTAGATGTTCTCAGTGTGGATGCTTTATGGATGCTAAAAGCAAACTACAACCAGCAACCTGCCCACTTGGAAAGTGGGAGACAATCTTTATTTCTATAGCCAGCTATAGAGATCCTGACTTAATAAATACCGTCAAGTCTGCCTATGATAATGCCTATCATAAACAGTCCTTATTCTTTTCAGTGGTATCACAGGCCGAAGAGTCTGAACATCCAGACCTATCATTCATCCCAGAGAACCAATTGCGTTATACCAAGGTTCATTGGGATGAAACTAAAGGTGCTTGCTGGGCTAGAGAGATAGCCTCGCGGGACATCCAGCAGTATTACTTCCTTCAGATTGACTCTCACTCTAGATTTAGAGAGCACTGGGATTTAACCCTAGTCCAAGGCTACAAGAAGTGCCAAACTCACTGGGGCAATAAAATCATAATGAGTAACTATCCAGACTCATTTGAGATTGACTGGGACACTAATCCACCATCAGACAGGCTTAATGAATGGAAAGACTTTTATCGACTAAAGGCTGACTGGGATGAAGCAAACCGTATGGTTGTTGCCAGATGGGAAGTATGTGAGCCAGTAGAGTTTGGTCACGAAGTTTTCTTTGTCTCAGCAAATAATCTATTTTGTGAGTCTTCCTTCATCAGGGAGGTTCCATACGATTCAGAACTTTACTTTACTGGGGAAGAGCCATCCCTTGCTTTAAGATTCTATACACGTGGCTACAAGATAATAAACCCACCTGTAAAATATATGTATACAAATTACAGTAGGGCAAACGCAAAAAGAAATCTTCACTGGGAAGATAAAAAAGATGACTGGTGGAAATTGAATCAGTTGTCCTATAGAAGACTTGCCAAGATTATGACGGGTGATTTATCGCTTGGCGTATATGGCATTGGCTCTATTGAACTATTCAAAGAATACCAAGAAAAATCTAACGTTTATCTTGAAGATAAATACGACATCATCCACAGTATGTAAGGAGAGCAATGGTCGACTACGACATCACCGAGGGTATTCCTGTACCCATATCAAACCCTTCCAATGTCGCTTCTTATACGCCTAACGCCGAAGCCTTTGATTTAGCAATCAATGGTCAACCATTCTTTATCGCATCAAGCGATGAGTCACCCTATCGCCGTGTCACAGCTCAGTATCGTAAGCAACAGTACGATCAGACCAGAGAAGCTGGAGAACAATCCCTTACTGGTTGGTGGTTTAGAAGCCAGTCATCATTCCATCTAGGTCAAGGCATCAAGTACTTTGAGCCTGCTCAAGATGAATCTTTGCGCTTTCAATACACCGAATCCAAAGGTGTAGATGTCTGGACTAAAGGACAGGCTACTTTGATTCTTGATGTAGATGCTACACACGCAACTACTGCTGCTCTTAATGACAACCTTAGACCGCAACAGTTCCTTCGCTCTATCCAATGGCAGCAATTAACCAATACTGGTTCATCTACCTATAACGAGTTCTATGGATGCCTAATGCTAGATGGCTTTGACATCGATAAGATTTATCCAACCATCACTGCATCTGTATCTAATAAGGCTCTGACCTCTAACGTGGCTACGCTGACAACCAGCGCTGCACACGGCCTAGCAGTAGGTATGGAGATAGTTGTTGCTGGGGTAGATGCTACCTTCAACGGTACCTACACCATCTCCACAGTTCCTACCACAACTACATTTACCTATGCCAAGACTGCTGCCAACGTTGCATCTACAGCCGCTACAGGAACTGTTACAAGCGTTGTTCAACACTTTGTTGATTACAACGCTGGCACTGATGACAAGGTATATGCCTATTGTGATGATGGAGTCTATTGCTATTGGGTAACGAACGTTACTGCTGGTGGTACAACCAAGTTGACGATGTACAAGAAGTTGCTCACGGATTACGCAACTGTCGCTGCAACTAAGATGTTTGATGTGACTGGCCTTACTGTAACCAACGCGGTAATGGAGTTCACTAAGGAACGTATCGTTGCTTGTATTAACAACAAGGTCTATGAAATTGCAACTACTGCTACATCTCTACCAACTGCTGTCTATACCCATCCAGTAGATAACTTTGTCTATACCAGCATTACCTCATCAGGTGCTGCTATCTATGTCACTGGGTTCTCTGGAACGCAGTCCAATATCCAGAAGTTCACACTCACTTCTGCTGGTGCTATGCCTACATTGACTAGCGCTATCACCGCTGCTGAGATGCCAAGTGGGGAGCGTATCTACAAGATTGCTTACTATCTTGGCTATATGCTCATCGGTACCACCAAGGGTATTCGTGTAGCTGCAGTAGCAGATGATGGATCTCTAGCCTACGGTCCTCTTATCTGGGAGAACACCCAGCCAGTCTATGACTTCTGCTTTAGAGACAGATTTGCGTGGGCTGCAACTGGTGTAGAAGATGAGCCAGGAACTATCCGCATTGACCTATCGACACAGGTTGCCCCACTGGTATTTCCTTATGCCTATGATACTTACTACGCATCAGGTGATACAACCAGAGAGACAACAGCCTGTGCCTTTATCAATGGAACAAATAGACTTGCCTTTACTACCAACTACACCAACAGTAATGGCTCTGTCTATATTGAATCTGAGGACAGATTAGTAGCATCGGGCTATATCCAAACTGGCTATATCCGCTACAACACATTAGAGAACAAGTTGTTCAAGTTCCTCAACCCACGCTTTGAGTCTACTAATGGTGGATTAGCAATCCAATCTATCGGAGAAGATGGCACTGAGTATGCCATCGCATCCTTCCTACAAGGTGCAACCATTTCAGAGGTTGGTATTCCATATCCCACAGGTGCTCACGAGTATCTTGCATTCAAGTTCACTATGACTAGAGATGATACTGATAACACACTGGGGCCACTATTTACTGGCTACCAAGTCAAAGCTCTGCCTGCTGTACCGCGTCAGCGCTTGATCCAATATCCATTATTCTGCTATGACCACGAAACAGACCACTTCGGAGTAGAGGTGGGCTATGACGGAGCAGCCTATGCTCGTATGGCAGCACTAGAAACGATAGAGAATCTAGGCGATACAGTCAGAGTAGAAGACTTCAGAACAGGTGAAACCTATATCGGCCTGATTGAAGAGATGGATTTCATCAACCGCACACCTAGCGATAAGCGATTCAGCGGGTTTGGTGGAATGTTAATAGTCACTATACGCACACTATAAGGAGCCAGAAAATGACCCCTGCTGATTGGGCAATGCTCATTGCCACCATACTAGGAATAGCCTCAACCCTCCTGATGGGACTTCGATGGCTAGTCAAATCATTTCTTATGGAACTTAAACCCAACGGCGGGTCATCACTGAAGGACAAAGTTAACTCTTTAGAAGACAAAGTTGATTTACTTACAGACCTAGTCAAGGAAGCATTGAGGAAATGAATGAAGAAACTTGCAAAGAAAGCGACTCCTGCGGCTATTGCTGTGCTACGTCAGGCGACAGCATTGTTTCCCAAGCGCAAGAAAGCGTCCGACGGATTATTGCCTTCATCGGCACACATCAATCAGAATCCTAATTCTGACCACAACACGGGTCACGCAGTAGATTTAACCCACGACCCGAAGCACGGTATTGACTGTGCTGATTTATACGAGAAGTTAAAGAGCGACGTCCGAGTTTCCTATCTGATTTTCAATGGACGAATCTGGTCCAAAGAAAAGGGTGATAGGAAATATACAGGTGCCAACAAACACGAGAAGCATCTGCATATCTCCATCAAGTCAGGTGGATTTGCTAAGGACACCCGTCCTTGGTTCCCTTGGCTAGGAGAACCAAAAGCCTTGGGCAAGGTCATCTCTAAGGTGAGCAAGCCTAAGAAAAAGAAAGAAACCCCAAGTCCAAAGGAGAAGAACTAATGGACGCATTGAAGCAACTATCCCTGTCTTGGTTCCGTGCTGCAGCATCCGCTGCTATTGCACTCTACCTAGCAGGCGAGACAGACCTCAAGGTTTTAGGAACAGCAGCACTTGCTGGTTTCCTTGGACCAGTACTCAAGTGGCTAGATCCATCAGCCAAGGAGTTCGGTAGAGGAAAGAAGTAGTAGTGTAGTTCGGCTGCGAATACGGCCCTGGTCCCTTAATCGGGACTGGGGCCCCTTTTTTGTTGTCTAAAACAGGCTACAGGATGCCCGAAATCGGGCTTCTACGGGGCCTCAGAGGGCCTATCGATAGGGCAAGGTGCCTTTAGTAAGTTCCCGCAGCTAGCACACTGTACATCTAAGGCATACCAACAGATTTCATAATCTTCAAATTGGACATAGGTATTAAAGACTGTACATCCGCAGACGCATTGATGCGTCGGGCCAACGGATCTAAGGTCAGTAGCTTGGATTGGTGGTAGGCTATTTTTCCGCAGCCTTGGTAGACGGAGACGCACAGACTGCCTCACTTCCACAGGCCCGTGAGGGCCACTGTTTAATTCGCCTTACGGCTCATATTGTAGAAACCGATGGGAGTGTCGTAGGTACGACACGCCGTATCTGATGTAAGATTTTGTTGTGACTACATTAGTAGCTATCCAGACCGCTGATAGAGTCTGCCTTGCGGCAGACAGTCAGATAACCGAAGATAATCTACGGACGATAAGTACATCCACTCCGAAGATACTTCACGTCGGACGATACATCTTAGGAATCGTGGGTGATTCTAGGCCTGGTGACATCCTTGCCTATAACTGGACTCCGCCGAAGTACACAGGCGCAGATCCCACGCAGTGGATGGGTAGGAAGGTACTGCCGTCGATACTCACGGCGTTTAAGGAGAATGGTTATGACCCGTATGAGGCGACCAAAGAGAAAGACTCAGGCTTCGACTACCTTGTTGCGTTTGCTGGCAATGCGTTCCACATTGCGTGCGACCTCTCGTTCATCAAGTCGGATCACGGCATTTATGGAATCGGGTCGGGTGGTCAGTTTGCTCTTGGTTATCTTTATAGCCATCTGGGTTCTATCAAACCATCTACTGTAGAGCGACACGCCCGACGAGCTGTTGAAATCGCCAGCATCCTTGACGTCAACACTTGCCCGCCCATACAGTTAGTTACTCAACTCAAGGAGGGGTGATGTATAAAGACTTTGGAATGTTCACGGTTCATATCAACCGTTCATACCTGTCGAACTTTGCTTTAGGTTTTGACTTCTATCAACTATGGGAACAGAAAATGCACATCAAGGAAGCATCTGTTTTTCAGTTGAATCTTTTATTTTTTAATGTTACCTTTACGAAATGGCACCGATGGTTGTAGTAACATTACTTGCACTGTATGCAATCTCAGCCACCATTGTATATTTTATTTGGAGTCGTGAAATAAATGGACATTAAAGATTTCCTAGTTAAAGCGCTTCACGATAAAGAGAATAAACGCGGCAGATCAACTCAGGTCCAGATTGGACCATCAGAGTTAGGTGGCTGCCGTCGTAAGGTTTGGTATCGGTTGAACAATCAACCTGAGACCAATGACAACGAGCTCAAGCTCGCAGCGATTATGGGTACTGCTATCCACGCTGCAATAGAGAATGCCCTTGCTGACAATAAAGAAGTTCTACTGGAGCAGACTGTCGAATACGGCGGGATGAAGGCTCACGTAGACTGCTTTATTCCTGGGACAGGTGATGTTGTTGACTGGAAAACTACGAAGGCTAAGAACCTGAGCTACTTTCCGTCACAGCAACAACGTTGGCAGGTACAAGTCTATGGTTATCTAATTTCTAAGTCTGGCTTGGGGAAGGTCCAAACGGTGAACTTAGTAGCCATACCTCGTGATGGGGATGAAAGAGATGTCCTAGTTCACTCTGAACCCTATGACGAATCCATTGCGCTAGAGGCGCTCGCTTGGTTAGAAGCAATAAAATCATCGGACGTAGCTCCTAATCCTGAAAGGGATGAGAGTTATTGTAAGTTTTATTGCAAATACTATGACGCCTCTGGCGAGATGGGATGCGTTGGTCTAAAAAAAGAACGTACCAAAACCGACCTACCACAAATAGATGACGAACAGGCATCCCTTGATGCGCTGCACTATACGCAAATAGATCAGCAGATTAAAGATTTAGAAACAAAGAAGAACGAGATACGAGAGAACCTACTCGGAATCACTGGAGTTACTACAACTGGATATGAAGTCAAGTGGACCACAGTCCAGAGTAATACGGTTGACAAAGAAGCAGTAGAGAAAGCTCTAGGCTTTGTGCCAACCAAGCAAGGAAAAGAAAGCGCAAGGCTTTCGATTAAGAAAATAGGAGATAAGTAAATGGCTGCATCCGAATCAACTAAGTTCCAGGTGAACTTCAAAGCACCAGATGGAACGCTTGTCAATCTTTACGCTGCAAACAAGGAAGAGTTAGAGGCGCTTCTTACTGCAGCACAAGACTTCTCTGCTCTCATCGGCAGTGTTAGTCAATCTTTCTCAGGCGCTAGACCTGCTGCTGCCGTACCAAGTTCTGGACCAGTAGCACCAGCAGCACCAGTAGCGGCACCAGCACAGCCAGGTGCTCACACCTGTCGTCACGGCGCAATGCGTTATCAAGAAGGAGTAGGCGCTAAAGGACCTTGGAAGGGTTATATGTGTGCATCACCAAAGGGCACACCTATGCCTGAGAAGTGCCCGACAATCTGGGTCAGGTGAGTAAATGCGCGAGCCGCGTGAATACGAGGCTCCGCTATGTGCACAAACGGGAAGTGGAGATTCCTGGTTTCCCGAACCTGGTCAGGGATTATTCTTCGATACAACTTACGCTAGAAGTATTTGTGGTAGGTGTATCCACCAAACTGAATGTGCAGAATGGGGAATCAGATACGAGAAGTTTGGTATCTGGGGAGGCCTTACTGAAAGAGATCGAAAGGTTATTAGACGTAAGCGGAATATAATTCTGCGAGAGGAGAATAGTGCTTAAGCTGTCCCGAGCTTGGAGCAGTGTCACCACAAAGGCGACACCACTACCTGATGTATGGAAAGATTTGAACCAGAAGCAAATTAAGTTTCGGCGCGGTCAAGTGTGTATGGTTGCCGCTGCACCTAACGCTGGTAAATCTATGTTTGCTTTGATTTACGCTATCAGGGCTAAAGTTCCAACACTATTCTTTTCTGCAGATACAGATACTGCAACGGTAATGATAAGGGTTGCCTCGGCGCTGTCAGGTCACGGACAGGTCAGCGTCGAGACTAACCTACAGAACAACCCACGATATTACGATCAGTACCTTGGCAATATGTCACATATCCAATGGTGCTTTGATTCGTCACCATCGCTAGATGATATTGAATTAGAAGTAAAAGCCTATGTAGAACTCT